TATGTTGCTAAATCAATCTTTGTTAACAGATCCATGCCTGCTTCAGTAAGCCTAAGTCCGCCTTCTTCTTTATTACGGGTGTTGTGCCACCACAACGGCATATGCTCCTTAACAGACAGTTCGTTATAACTTTGTCCTAATTCTTTAAGGAATATTTTGGTATAGGTTTCTTTCCAGTTCATTCGGTTACAATGGTGCCGGACTGTAACTTATATACTTTAAAGTCGTCACACCCAAATAGATCATTTAATTTATGAGCTAAGTTATGTGCATGCCCTGGATTAGAAAAACTAGTTTTCTTATATTTAGGTCCAGGGTAATTAGTTAAAGCATTTGAACTTTTTAAGTTGAATGGTTTTTCTTTATAGAACACAGCCCAGATAAATTCAGCATCTAAGATCTGCTCACATCTATAATTTTTTTTGTTGGTGTATTCTAATAATACAGTTGGTTTTGGTCTACTCATATATACGTACCTTAATTAACTACGTATATATTTATCTCTTTTTTACGTTAAATGCGTACTTATTTCCATTCCGAACCACCGTCTAATTGAACCTCTACGGGCTCATTATCGATGTTTTGTACATGCTCTTTAATAAACAGTTCCATATCACCATTAAGTCGAGACATTACTTCACCTAAAGTAAATGCAAGTCTTTTAGCATTTTCAATATCTAATCTAACATCTTTAGCTCTACTAGCGTCAGCACTCTTAACAGTTTGAATAAACTGTTGTACTGGAAACGTGTTTATAGGATCAAGTTTGTTGATTGGCATTTGATAGTTCCTGTCGCATTGTAAGGTCGTTCTTAAATGGGCCTTTATAGTCGTAGCGTTCTAATGTTATTAACTTAGGGCAAAAACTCTTTACCCAACCTTTATCAAAGTGAATAATATAAAATCCTGCACAATACAAGCTCTTGCTTTTAACACTTTTAGTAAACAATGCAAACTTACGATGTACATCATAGATTACGTTGTAGGGTGTTGTACTAGTTGGAAACCCATAAATTTCTTTAGTAGTTTCAATCTTTACAGACTGATCCTTATCAAATATAGTAACACCTAATAACTTTTCTACTTGTTTCTTTGAATCATAAAAAATGACTCCGGTTTCTGAGGAAAGCATAAACTTTTCATCATTAAAACTTAATGTACCTAATTTTTCGCCTGCTTCTTCGACGATCCAAAATTTATCTTTTAGTATTGTTTTTGCTTTTAAGCTCATTTAATATATCTCGCTTGTAAAGGTTCTGCATAGTATTGAGCTTGATCAGCAATACGTTGCATATCCCATTTAGCACAGAACTTCATAAGACGCATACCAACTTGTGCTATCTCTTTAGGATTATCTGTTGCTTCGTTAATTGTTTCATCTATAATAGAACGTATTTCTGTAGGTTGTGCTGTTAAGTCGCATAGTACAACATTACGAGTATAGTCATCCAGTACACGATGTTCTACACCTTCATGATCAGTCCAGCGTTGTAACATCATGTTATTCCAATTATAGCCTTTAGTATGCTTATCAGCATATGCTTCAATAAGACCTACTTTGTTCTTAGTGCCTTTCTTACGTACACCAGGGTAAGCACTAAACACGTTGTCACTAGTGTCGCCACGCATACACTTTTCAAACAACATAAAGTCAGGATCAGGTGCAGGCTTTTCTAGTTTAGTTTTCTTGTCAATAACAGGATTACCTTTCTTATCAAAGTAACCTTCGTGTGTAATAGTTAAGTCTTGTATGCCGCTGTATTGTGTTACGTTAGGTGCAATAAGTTGTGCAAAGTCACCGTCAGTACTAATAATAACATGTTTGTCGTTAGGGTGTGCTTGTACCCAACCAGCAATAAGATCATCAGCTTCTAGTTGTCTGTGTCGCATAACAGTACAGTTAGTCTTATCACTTACAAAGTTCTTAAACTCGTCAAAGATTTCCCAAAACACTGTATCTTCTTCACTTTCAGTTACAGTCATCTTATCACGTGCAACTTGTCTATTACGCTTGTAAGGTTCGTAAAAGTCTTTACGCCAGCTACGGCCTTCTAAACAAAATACAACATGTGTGCCGCTAAAGTCTTGCCATGCCTTTTTAACACTGTTAAGTGTAATATGCATAGCCATGCCTACTTTAGTGTCAATGTCACCACGTACTACATGCCTTGCACGAAAGAACGTGTTAGCTGTATCTACTAGAATATAAGTTGCCATATTATGAACACCCCGATATACAAATTGATAAAATGTTGCCATTCTGTATGAACGCAACAAGTAGTGTAATGCCTAAAATTTCTAACATAGTTTTGCCTTTATGTAAATTATAGTACTATTATAGCACCAGATCTGGCTGTTGTCAAGCATTAAGATACTTCTGACTTACCTTTGTCAATTGGTACAACATTAATGTATCCTGCGGCTGTAGTTGGATCTTGACCTTCTTCAGTTAGCATTTGTCTAATTAAACTCTGGAACCAAGCATCAACAATTTGTTCGTTTGACTCGCCTTTATAACCTGCATCAAGTAATTGTTCAATAAACTCATTATTCCAATCGATCTCAAAGAACCCGTTCTTTATATCTTCCGGATTAATTTGTGTATCTAGTACAGCAACCCAAGGCTTTTTATCTTTAGTTGCTTGTTCTTTTTCTGCTTCAAGTGTTTCACGTCTAATTTCTTCAGACGTTTTTACCTTTTCTTTAGTTTCTGTAATTTTAGGTTGTACGCCTAATGCTGTTTTTATTTTATTCCAATTCATAGTCCTGCCTCCCTTACCCGTTTTTCCAAGTTAACATTGCTAACGGGTTTGTTTTGTTTATTTTTAAATTCATCAACTTCATGTGGACTAAGTCCCCCATGCATTGCCGAATAAGTCGATGTGTAGTCTTGGGGTGAATCTCCAACCTTGCGCCATGCAAAGCTCGGCAACTTCCTTAACGTTGAGGGTATATTCCTCACTACGTCCTCCAAGCGGCATAAGATATACCGGACAGTCGATCCCGGCGCTCCTATACTCAGCAACAGCTTTTTTGACTTCTTCAACGTCAACACTGTCAGCCACAACAAACTTAAGATACAGTTTACTACCATGAACACCGAAATACTCACTAGCAATATCAGGGTTAATAGCGTCCTCCCAAGATTCTCCGCTGACACTAAGTTTTGGGGAACAACTCCAAGTAACTTCAAATCGTTCTTGATTACTGATATAGTCTCTAAAGTCGTCTCGTAACTTTTGAGAAGTATTTGTTTCAAATGTAACATTTTTTAAATCCTGCATACGTGGGTGGTCTAATAATTCGGTATAGAATCTTTGCCACCCTAACAAAGGCTCTCCTCCCGTAAAGATTAAATGGACATCTTGTCCATTGTCCATTGTCCACTTACCATCCGGAGTAAGTGATAACAAGTGTTCAACAACTTCGTCTACTGTTCTATCCATCATTAATTTTTTAAATTCAGGATAGATACTTGCATACGTGTCGCAACCTGTATGTATAATAGGCAAGTCATTGAAGTCTGTTGTTGTCTTATGCACATCACTAGCAATTAACTCTGCTACTTCTGGATTGTGTTTAACACCGTTAGCTTGGTTCTCAGCACGACTAGGTGCATCACGTCCAAGACCAAAGTTCATACAACGAAAGTTACAACCAAATGTACGAAGGAATACACTAGGTACTCCTACAAACTTGCCTTCACCTTGCACACTGTAAAATGCTTCTGAATATCTAAGTTTCATACTCTACTTCCCACATGCAAATTCTTGTTGGAGTTTAATATTATCCATAAACTCTTTCTTTGTACCTGCGTCATCTTTAAACGCACCTCTTAATACAGTTGTTTGTGTAAGACTACTGTGTGCTTTTACACCTCTGTTCTCTACACAACCGTGTGTTGCTTGTACATAAACACCTAAGTGTTCGGCGCCTGTTGCCTTCTGAATCTCACGTACAATGTCGTTTGCAAGTTCTTCTTGTAATGTACCTCGCATAGCACACCATTGTGCAATACGTGTATACTTACTTAAACCAATTAACTTGTCTGATGCAATAATACCAATGTATGCTACACCTTTAACTATCTGGTGATGATGTGAACACATACTTGTAAGTTCACTACGCACAACTAACATGCCTTCATAACGATCATCGCTGTCATTTGGAAATGCTGTTGCCGCGGGCATTGCTTCATAACGTCCTGCCATTAGCTCATTGATATACATCTTTGCAAGACGTTTACCTGTGCCGTTACTGTTAGGATCGTTTTCTGTATCTATTACAAGACCTTGTAATACGTCTTCAAACTTAACAGCAAGCTCGTCAATTAGTACTTGCTTTTCGCCGTCTTTAATAAAGTCTGAAATGTTGTCGCCGGCCCAGAAGCGTTTGTCTGCTTGTTGCAAACGGGCTTTTATCTCTTTGGATTTATCCATTTTTTTAATCTCCGATGTTTAGGCAGTGGATTGCCGTTAATAATACAATGCACAATATAACTTATATTATACATTGTATTTAGGTTTTTGTCAAGAATATTATGCAAAATATGTGTTTAACATTTCAAGACGATCATGTGCTGTAGACATAGCATCTAGTTCTTTCTGAATTGTTTCTACAATATCAGAGTGTTCACCAATACCTACAACTTTTTGCATGTATACTTCGACGTTAGTCTTATGCAATTCTATCTCTGCTTCGGCATGTAGTCTTGCCGCTTTGATCATTTGTTCCTTCAAGTCCATAGTTCCTTTCCTTTTAGTATTTTTGTTTAGATGGAATGACGCCTCGTACGCCACCTTTCGGATCTTCCATGTCTCCATCACGACGGAAGATTAAATGTACATGCGGATACATTACTGTTTGCCCCGCACTAGTACCTATATTTAGGCCAATATTATAACCAGTAACGTTATTCTTGGTTGTTGTAACATTATCGTTTCCCATTGACATAGCAAACTTAAAACATTTTTCTACACAATCCATAACATTTACTTTAGGTACTACTAACAAATGTCCTTCAGTTACAGGATACTTGTCTTCGTATACTACAAAGTCTCTAGTATCTAAGTACACGTTATCCCATGGTGCTCTGCCTTCTTGCTGAGCTTGTTCTAATGTATCAAGCGTCATACTTACCTACTATTTCCCAAGGGTAAACTAACCAAACATCATCTTCTGCTTTGTTAACTTCATGTGCAGAATATTGTACACCATGAAACGTACTTGCAAGATTTTCAGTTAGTGTAGCAAATCTTACATTGCGACCCCAAACAGTGCTCCATGATGCTTCATCAGGTAAGCAACTATTCATCCAATCTTGTTGTAGCCAGTTAAGTGTATTACCCGAGTCGTTTATATCATCGACTACAAGTATATTTTTACGTTTAGCTATGTCCCAGCGACTTTTATAAGTGCCACGATCTTCTTCGTCTACGTAACCAAATGCATCAGATGACATCCAAGTATTACTTTCACATTCACTATCGTCATCACGCAAACTAATTTTAACAGCTTCGCAACGTACACCTAGCATGTGACTAAGAATACTTGCAGGAATGTTTCCGCCTCTTGTAATACCTACAATATAGTCAGGCTTCCAATTATCTTTTTGCATCTGCATAGAAATATCTATGCACATTTTTTCAACATGGCGCCAACTGTAATAATGTTTCTTAATCATAGTATTATGTTTTCCTTGTATATTCGTTAACTAATTCATCTTCTGAAAGAACTTTTCCAATTGTTCTTTGCGTACCATC